CATTAGTACCTGATTCTCTGCGATAAATTCGGATGTTCCAAACGACGACTTGAAATAATTCTGAATGGTGTGAAAGTACATGGGACTCATCTGTTCGAGTAGAGGTATCCCGTTTATTTGTAAATCGGCATTCTTAAATGTGAAACGATCATTTGCGAAATCGCCACTGTTTGCACCAAACCCGAAGAATAATGATTTAACTGGGTGATTGAAAGAAGATATGTCACATACGTTTTCATTACTGGCCAATGTGTTATCGATAGTAGTCGTGAGAGGAAATTCGATTTTTTGAACTTGTGTAATGACGAAATCTAACGATCGACTAATCAAAGACTCTCTTTCTTCTTTATCTAAATACACGTAGTTTCCGTATATTTTAGCCGTCTTTTCATCGGCTGTTATAGTAGCTAAATTTGCTTCATCAAAATTAATTCGTATCTCAACTTCGTGATGTTGTAATGCTATGAGAGGTAAAAATGCTTTATGATCACAGAAAAAGAAATGAAGTGGAACGAATGTAAAGTTAGATGTAGAAGTTTTATTGTTAAGTTCTTGAGATTTATTCCATGTATCAGCTAAGTAGTTTGGCCATATATCACCGAAATAATCATATGGCTGAGAATCCACTTTTTGACCACCTATAAAGAGGTCTAGTGTGGAATTAAAAAATAGATTGGAGGCGATATTCGCATTAGAGTTTATAGAACTCGATTCAAACCATAACCCATTGATAACATCTCCTAAAACGGGAATTTTAATAGATGTATCTTTGTCTGAAATATTTTTAATGTATTTGGGTGCTTGTGAAAAGTTTGTATGTCTCATAAACTTCATCCGGAAAAAGGAATGTCCATCGTCACTAGTCAAGTAGACATCTTGTATTCCCTTGGATACCAATTGTATTAATGCACCCGACATTTATTAGATGTTCAGATTATAAAAACAGACACTTTCCCTGAGGGAAGTCACTCTTCTTTTCTTCTACAACCTTTCCACGGATATTGAATCCACCTTGTCGGTACACCTTCATGCGTTTATAATACATCGCTGTGAAGATCGACCAAGGGTCGTGTACGTCATAAATATGAGGATCATTCTTCTTCCCCTTTGTCTCTCTCATGATTCTTCCGATACTTTGAGTGATATCAGACTTTGGTGACGCTAGAATAACTGTATCAAGGGTTGGAATATCTAAACCTTCATGGGCTTGGCTGAATGTTGCGAAGATGATCTTCTTCTTCGAAGATTCCTGGAGAGCGGCTTCTTTCATACCACCCATATAGAGTCCTGAAGTCTTAGGAAAACATTGATGAAGAAATTCACAATGAAGTCGGCGATCACTGAGAACTAAAAGTTGTCGAGTACCCGCCGAAGCCTTTTTCACCAACTCCACTAACATCTTATTTCTTTGACGATCTTCGACTAAATACGTAATCATATTTGGCATTGAAATCTTTCCATTTCTCATAGATGGTGGAGGATTTCTATAATTCGGTGAATCAAACGTAATAGGAAACACTTCAACCTGTTCTTGATTCTTTCTTTCAACCGCAAAGAATGTTGGACCCATAAACCAATGAAGCACTTTAGTGAGACCATCTTTTCGTTCGGGTGTCGCTGAAAGCCCAAAGATGTGCTTGGGGCACATTTTAAACAAACTCTGACTAAATACCTTTGCACATATATGATGTGCCTCATCTACTATGAGAGTTCCTACACTATCAAAGTCTGAAAATGAATATTCTTTGAGTGATAATGACTGGAGCATAGCGATGACAAAGTCACACTCAACTTCCTTCTTATCTTGTTGTACGACACCAATCGTGGCACCCGGACAAAACTGTTGAATCCTTTCTCGCCATTGATCTGCTAAGAATTGTTTGTGTACGACAATCATGGTCCTGTACCCCAACTTACACGCTATGGCCAAGGATACCGTCGTTTTGCCATACCCGCATGGTAGAGAAAGCACACCATGCCCTGCTTTAATTGCTGCTCTGAGGGCATCATTTTGGTGTGTAGTATCCCTAAGCTGTCCGACAAATTTGGTATTGATCCGGGTAGGTTCTGGTCTCTTATCCTCTTTGGGTTCTCCAATTTTAGAAGTTCCATAGAATCTTGGAACACAGACTCCATTCTTAGCTGGTCTGAAAACTTTGAAAGGCGGTGGAGGGAATCCGTAATCCCCATTTACTATAGGTCTTACGGTAAGTTCCTTTTTAATTTCCTGAATTGGACCCGTATTCACTATATATCCAGTTCTGGAGAGCATACTTATTTAAAGATGCGAAACTTTAAATAAGTACACGATGCCCACTCTTGACATTGATGAGAATATTAAGCGACTTGAAGCGACTATCGAACAGATGACCCAAGAGGTTTTTCGTCTCCAAGGAATGCTTCAAACCTTCTCTAACCTGAAAAAAGGTGGTGTGAACACGATTGAATTGCCCGTAGATCCTACTCAAGGACTCGAGAAGATTGAGGAAGAGAGTACCCAAGATAAGCCGGAATAATTACCAACATTCCATGCACCTTTGAATTCTATTTCAATTTCGGCTTCGTCGCCTTTGATAAAAGATTGAATAGGTTTTCCTTGAACTGTACACATGACTCTTCGGTACCTAAATGGAACTTTTACTGTTAGGATGTTACCATCCAATGGGTTGTCAATATTTGGGTTTGACAGAAAATGCCATTTATTTATATGCATTCGCTCTATAATTTCTGAACACTTAGATGGAATTATAAAACGAATATACTTTTTATCATTAAAGTCGTACATAGGTTCGTGTACCTTTCCTAGAAACTTCATTTCTTCTTAAAATAAACTAACGTTAAAACTATAAGTATCACAAAAGTGTACAACAAAACATGGGAAACGAGAATGGGTTTGAGTGGCTTTCGGGTACCGAATACTTGATGACTCAAAGACCTTGATACTTCAACGGCTGATTCAATACTCGAGTATGGTGTATTTCTAGGGGACATCATACCACACATGGCAACTTTTGAACAATTTCCAAAAAATGGGAGTTGACCGTGGAGACTGAGAACACCCGATGATTGAGAAAATGTCCACTTGTCATCTTCCCATTCCGCACCCCATCCAATGCGTATGGTATTTGGTTGGGGTAGTCCAAGTTGTTTAAGAACTTCCTCCTTTATGACTTCGGGACTAGAACTCAGAATCTCTTCAGTCAAGTTACATATAACACACGAGACTGTTTTTCCATCTGAAAGAACTTTAGGTTGTAGATTCCATTTGGTTTGTGTTGCTATTTCTATATCAGTTTTCAAAACCGGTTTCTCGTCGTAATCGAGAAGAACATTTATGGCACCGTAGGTACTTCCTCGTAACTTTTTCTCTGCATCGGGACCCCAGTTATCACCCAAGAGTTTTAGAGCTGGACTGTTATCTACACATAAGAACAACATACCATCGTTTATAATTTGGTCAGTATCGAATTTAGCCGAATACCCATCACTTCGATACTCTATAGAAGTTACTTCAGTTCCAAAAACAAAATTGACACCGTGATCTAATAAACACTTTTCCATGGCGTCACACATCACTTTACCGGAGACTCTCTGTGTATACATATTCGAAAGTGATGTATGATCTATATTTTTTACAAATTCATAGGCGGACATGACATCCCATGTGACACCATCCATTATTAACGGTAAATGTTCTATGTATCCTTGACCCTTCTCACTGAGAGGTCCAATTGCGTTCACGAGAGATATTTCTTTGTATGTATCTGATTGCATGAGTACACGATAACAGAGTGAAATTAGGGTTCTATAATCTCCAAAACTTAGAGACTTAAAAGCGGTATCAAGATACTTCTTCTTATTCACAGGTTGGAATATATCATCCCACGAAATATTCATCTCATCGAAGAGTGACCGTGTATTGATAAAAGCGCGATCGAATACGATCCTGTGTGCGTGAAGATCTCTTGTCTCTATTTCGGGTTCCCACCAAGACCCACCAGCAGATAGTTTTCTATCGTAGATTGTTATGTCATCATTTCCTGCTCTGAGAAATTCCCAAGCTAATGACATACCACTCGGACCTGCACCTATAATATGAATCTTCATTCTACTTGTAGTGGATAAATTAAATCAGCCCAGTCTTCTCACGCTCCTCAGGAGTTTTTAACGCGTAAATAAATGCGACGAAAATCACCGTGGATAAAAGTGCATATTCAACATCTCTGGATGATGTTAAAGTAATTAGAAACAAGGAGAATAAACGAAAAAATTTATTACCAAATAGAACTTTTAAGCGTTGTGGGATCATGACAGCATTACCAGAAAATAAACCTTGGTAAAGTACGATGAGTGAAAAAACCAATGAAGGGGGTTGGAGGAATTTTTCAATTGGGTTTGTGACTGATCCAAAGAGGTTTGAAATCTTCATTTATATAACTTAAGAAAATAAAAACCTTTATAGAAAGTAGAATGTTGAGTATAACCAATATGAAGGTGCCACCTGTCAAGTTGGCGCCAAATCAAAAGGTAAAAACATGGAAATTCGCAGCTAAATATTTATGGAAAGAGCGCTTTACTGAAGACAAGGCTGAGCTTGGTCGATGGACTAGAGATGAACTTCTAGAGCTTGGACCAACATTTGTAAAATTAGGACAGATAGCGTCCACACGAGGAGACCTCTATCCACCAGAATTTACCAAAGAACTTGAATCTCTCCAAGATAATGTACCACCATTTGATTTTAACCTTGTAAAAGATGTTGTAAATAAAGACATATTCAAAGATTTTGACGAGATTCCATTCAAATCAGCCAGTATTGGACAGGTTCACAAAGCTACCTTAAAAAATGGCAAGAAGGTTGTTGTAAAATTGAAAAGACCGGGAATCCTAGACATTATGAAATCAGATACAAATAATGTCAAGAAGATTCTCGACTTTATTCAGTCAATAGGTGTTGACACTGGTTCTAGTTCTAACTTTGTTCTCAATGATTCTATTGAGTATCTTCTTGGAGAGGCTGATTACAGACAAGAAGTTGAAAATGCAATTAAGTTTAGAAGGAGTTTGAAAGGGATTGATTGGATAAAAGTCCCTTATGTGTATAAAAAGTATTGTACCGATGATATGATTGTAATGGAGTATGTAGAGGCTGATAAGATTACAGAGATCAAAAATAAGAGAATCAATAGGAAGAAGGTGTGTGAGGCACTCGTTAATTCGTATGTGATTCAAACTATGGACAGTGGGTTATTTCATGGTGATCCACATCCGGGTAATTTAGCTATTTCAAAAGATGGTAAATTGGTGTTTTATGATTTTGGTCTATTAATTGAGTTAGATGATGAGTTGAAGCAAGGTTTCGCAGACTTATTTGGGTGTATTATAAAACGAGACACAAAAGGAGTTGTTCAAATATTAATTAAACTGGGTGTCATTGTACCAACATCTTCAGACGTCAGTGATATTGAAGTATTTTTTGAAACCATTTTAGGGTATTTAGAAACCCTTGATGGTGGTGCTATCATGAATGATGAGCTGGCGGCCGAACTTGCAATGGAAAAACCATTTGTTGTACCAACGAGTTTTGTATATTTAGCAAAATCCTTCTCCCTCATAGAAGGTATCTGTCTCCAACTTGACCCAGATTTTGATTATTTCACATACCTAGAACCAATGATTCAAGAGCAATTTTTAGAGTCTCTTGATATAAGTGAAATCATCATGAACACCACGGAAATTCCATCTAAAATTGGAAAAATAAATTCGACTGTTCTCGGCCTTGAGAGGTCGAGAGCAGCGATGAAACGGTCAATGATTAAAACACGACAGGAAATACGGATAGTTCAATACAGTGTGGTATGTGCTCTATTGGCAGAAAGATTCAATGGGACACCGTTCGCTGCATTACTCGTAGCATTTGCGATTTGGATTACTTTTCGTAAAGATCGATCTCTTTAGCGTTACTCTTCTTCTTCTTCGTTTTCTTCTCATCCTTCTTGATAACATCTTGATGTTCCTTGAACATTTCTTGAACACGCTTGCGCTCTTCACGGGCGATGTCACCAATCTTGTCCTTAATTTTGTCTACCTCGGTCTTTCGTTGTTTTTGGATTTTCTTGCCTATCTTTTTGAAGTCGTCAGTTTTGGCGAACCATGTGGGGGATGCAGTAATAGCGAACATAGTGTTTGTTGTATTTTAAGGACATTTAATTTTTAACCGTTTTAATTTTTCTAGAAACTCTCTCCTTTCACCTGGTGATTCAATTTCCTTTCCCGAGTTTATAGCTTCAATTTCGGGTCCCGTTAACTGCATCGCATTTACGCGAAAGTCCATGAATGCCTCCATAGAATGGGGTACTAGGGGTTGGACAAGTTCATAGATGGCTGTGGCATAGTCACGAATTTCCTTTTGAGCGTGATGATCCATTCTCAATTGCAAGAAATGCATGAGATTATGTAGGTCCATCTTCCACACGAAGGAAGTGTACGTGGATTGGGGGAGAACACCTCGAGCTTGTTCCCTACATACACCCTTTTCAAGCAACTGTTCATATAATTTAAACGCATGCTTGTACTGTTCAGAAAGAGCCTGATTCAATTCCTCG